TTGTAGCACTTTGAATAGCAACTGCTGTCCCTTTTGGTATCAGAGCACCAGTAAAGTTATTCACACGTGCGTATAACTGACGACCTATTTTAACCTTAACATTTGGGTCGACATAAGAATTATATGTTAAACTATTCGTTTGTGGGTCAAAGTATATTCTTCCAGATACATTTGAAGGTGTCGTTGTCCCTGTCTCAAAAGTAACATAATTTTTAACATTTATTGTTTGAGCAGATATTGTGTTTGCTGTTAAACCACCAGTGAAATTAGTTGCACCAGATACCGTACCACCTGTAAAAGGTGTTGGTGGTAAATTAAGATAAGTTGTTGCAGATATTGTTGTGGCAGAAATAGAAGGTGCGTATAAACTACCAGTCATTGTATCACCAGTTCTAGCAACCCTATCCCAACCAATTGGAAGTATTGAGTTTGCTGTTGTACCAGATGCATATAATATTACATCAGAAAAATTAATCGCTAACTCACCTAATTTTAAGCTTGTCGGTATTTTACCAGCAACACCAGATTTTTTTAATAATAATGTAGTTTCTCTATTGCTCATTATTCATTGTATAAGACCATTTGTAATTTTTATATGTTTTTTGTTTACCTAAAGCAACAGCACTAACTTTTTTAAAATTAAATCCGTAGTTTCTAACATCCGTTAAAAACTCATATTCTTTTATTAAGTTATTTTCTAAATCAAATTGGTAAACTTTTTTTCTGTTAGTTGGTTTACCATAATTATTACCTTTTTCACCCTTTTGACTTAAACTAATTTTATTTTTTGTTTCTTCAGAACGTTGTTTACCAAAATTTGGATGGTTCTCACCAATTTTAGCTTGACTTTGTTTTTTTTTAGTTTCATTAGAGGTTACCATACCTTTATTCCATGAAGAAGATAATTTTAACCCTTTATTCCATGGTATCTGTTTAATATTTTTTTTAACACCAAAATTATTTGTTGTTGTTAATTTTGCAATATTAAAACCAACATTTTTATTGTAAGGTTTATAAAAATCTAAATATTCTTGTTCTAATTTTATTAAATTTTCCTTAGTAGTGTGTTCAAGAATTTTGTAATTTTTTATTAGAGTGTTTATTATTTTTTAAATGATTTAAATGAGCGTATTTTCTTTTATTAAAATCACATGTACTACCAATATAAAACTTATTGGTTATTAAATTTGTTATTTTATAAATAACTGTTGATAATATCTTTCTATTTGCCATGTATATAATGGTATGTCTTAAAAATCTCTATAAAGAGTTATAATTTTGGGTTATATAACCACTATAAAATAAATATGTATAATCCGTAAATTGTGTATATTATAATTGCGATATTTTTAAAGTAAATCTTTAATATATAAGCTATTAGTTCATATTTTTTTGCTAACCTAAACTTTTAATATAAAATTCGTTATAATAAAAAAGGATGAGATAACCCATCCTTTAATAAATATAATAAAATAAAGTTAATTTACTTTATAACTATTTGATAAATAACTTGTTAAAATGTCCCTCCATCTAAAATATCTCCTTCTGCCAATACCCTTACACCATCTGGTGCACTATCACTATAATTAGTATTTCTAATAATGATATCACCTAATTGTGTATATAAATTTCTATTAGCATTGCCTGTAGATGAAGTGTATTCAGTGTTCGGTGTTAAATTACCATTAGCGTATGATATACCTATATTTAAAGTGGTAGCTGTATTTGCTATACCAGAACCATCTTGAATAGACCATCCAGCGCCAACAGAAGTACCTGTTGTATTACCTGTAGGGTTATAGTTAAGCGTGATATTTTTGTCTTCAACATATAATTCTGTTGTAAACGCTGAAATAGCTGGTCCAAATACTTTTAAAGACCCTTCAATAACAGCATCACCTGTAACATTTAAACCACCTGTACCAACATTAACAGCACCATCAGGAGGTACACTAAATGTATTAGTACCAGCATCATAAGTAAACCCAGCTTCATCAGTTAATAAACCACCTGTACCAACATAAACAACTCTACCAGCAGTTAAGTTATTAAGTGTTAATCCAGAAACTGAACTTATTTGAGCTGTTTTAGTTGCTCCACTATTATCTTTAAGACTGAAAGTATTACTTGCTGAATCGTATGTGAATCCTGTTGTGAATACATCAGTAAATGGTAATGAATATGTACCAGGTGCTACATCTTGATTGTATAATAATCCGATAACACCATTAATACTATTATTAGAAGGTGCTGTTGTAATTGTACCACCAGTAACATATGTATCGTTAGTATCTATAGTACTTAAATCAACTGTATATGTACCACCACTACCTATATTTTTATAGAATGTAATTGCTTTTGTAGAATTATTATATGTACCACCAGTAGTAAATGTATTTTCTGTAGTAATAAAATAAGGGCCACCTACAAGTGTACCATGATATTCTAATTGAGCACTTTGTGTAGCTGTATTATTATTTGCTGATATTAATGTGTTACCTGTTACATAAACATCAGTTGTTTGAGAAAACGCAGTTAATGTTTGATAGTTTACAATATCATTTGGAGCAGTCGCTGTTTGATTATACGTAGCTGTACCAGTTACTGTTAAATTATTAACATTAACACTACCACCATTAATTGTTGTTGAATTTAATGTTGTAATAGTACCACCAGTTGCATTAAGTGTTGTTACATTTCCAGTACCAAAATTTGCTGTTGTTGCTGATAACGTACCATTAACAGTTAATCCAGACATTAAATTAATTAACGCTGTTAAATCAGATTGACCATTATTTTGTTTAATAGTTAATACATTGTTGTCATTATATGTAAAACCAGTTACATACGTATCTACACCAACTATGGATGAAATATCTGCTAATACGAAACCATTTGTACTACCAGAAAGAAATTTACCTGATAAATTTGTGATACCGCTATACGCTGTAATTTGATTTCTAATTTTTAAATCATATAGATTAGAACCAACTTCAAAAAATGTTGGTGTTGTTGGTCCAGATTGTGTCCAACCACTGGTTGATGTTGTTACACCAGAAAAGAACATAATACCATCAGCGGTATTAATGATTGGTTCACCTTTTAATAATGATGATGGTAACGGTCTGTTAACGATATCACTATTTTTTAGTATGTGTCTTGTGTTTCTAATTGCCATTTTTTATTTTTTATTTTTTATATAATTATATTAGTTTATTAATAAGTTTTAAAATTCCAAATAAAACCACCAGATGACTTTAATTTTCCATTTGCTGCTTGACATACATTACCAATATGAAATCCATCTTCAAATACTTGAGCTAAATATTCATATTCCTTAACAAATACACCGTCTTTTGTATATTGTAATACTGATTTTCTCTTTATCGATTCCTTACCCCACATTGGATTCTTTTCACCGATTTGTCTATCACCTTTACCATATGCTGGGTTATTTTCACCAATATTAGCTTGTCTAATTTTATCTTTTGATTCTTCTGTATGTTTTTTAAGACCAGTTTGTGATTTACTCATTTTTTGTTTAACTAAATCCGCTTTATCTTTACCAATTCTTTCTTCTAAAGTAACACCTTTTTTCTTTTTAGATAACAAATCTTTTTGTTCTTGTGTCCAAGTATTACCAAAATTAGGATTATTCTCACCAATAATAGATTTGCTTTTTTTAACTTTAGTATAGTTGGAATACTCATTAGTTAATGGGTCTTTTAAATTATAAGTTAATTCAGAATTAATACCACCATATTCATTTATCCAATGAATTTCTCTATCATCTAAATCATCAACTTCTTCAATGCATTCAAAAATAAAATTATCCATACCATGTTTATTATATGATTTTTGTAAATATTCATTACGATGTTTATTTTGTTCTAATAAATAAAAATGTTGTCTTTTTCTTCTGATTATATCATCTGATTGTCCTACATAAACTTTATTATTTGTTAAATTTGTGATTTTGTAAATACCTTTCATAGTGTTTGTCT